CCGAAAGTGGAGCTCAAGCAGGCGAATATCCCAATGTGGATATTTCAAAACACATTTGCTAGTACAGAGACACAACGGCATGTGAAACCGTTGCGAATGATAGATGAAGTGTGTTTTGAAATGGCAAACATAAAACAAACGAGGTTAAAAATGGAAGAAAAACGCTATTCAGAGGCTGGCAGTGTTACCAGCAACACCATAACTGAAATTCAAAAAGAACATATTCGCGCTTGTATTTTGAAAGCGATTGAAAACGGTGCTTATCATCCTGGCTTAGAGGAGCGAGCATGCCAAGCAATTTCTTATATAAATCGATTTAGTGACGCCCAAACAAAAGAAGAGCTAATTGATAATAAAACTGGTGAAGTTTACGTGTTAGTTAGACCATAGGTTGCTAACTTTATTTAACGCTCTCATAGTTGCAAAGTCATTATTTGAGCAATCAAATACGCCAAGACGATCATCATTATCTATAAATTGAAGTAAATAATCCCGACATTGCTCGGCCGTATGTGTTCTTGAACGAATATACCAGACCGATTCAAATAGCTTCGCATAAGTTCCGTAGGATTTAATTGCATCAATTAATGTTTTGTAGTCGCGTTGATTTTTTAAATCATAAGTAATAATGAGGTTTGCCATAACTTAATCCTTAGTGTGTTGTGAGAGATTAAAGTATATTCCTTAGTGTTGTGAGAGACAATAAGGACTTGAAGCCTTACAAGTATAAAGAAAGGCACCCTATTCTAGACAAAATCAGCATAGACTGATTGACTACTCCACTGACAGCCTGAAAAGTGCGGTCTTTTTTAAATATTTGACACCGCCCCCACTTCAGATTAAGATGCCCACATCCAAGCCGTCAAAAACGGCTTTTTTTGTATCTAAAGGATAAGACATGGCAAATGATATAATCGTTGTACAAGGCGTTGAAATCAAAGTAACCCAACGGGAGAACGAAGATTACATCAGCCTTACTGATATGTGTAAAGCGTTTGGTGATGGCGACCAGCTCATTAAGAACTGGTTACAAAACAAAAATACCATTGAGTTTTTACAAGTTTGGGAAGAGCTAAACAATCCGAATTTTAATTTGGTGGAATTACACCAAATTAAAAATAACGTTGGGTTAAATCGGTTTGTAATGTCAGTAAAAAAATGGTCTACAACAAATGCTATCGGCTTGATTGCTAAAACAGGTCGCTACGGCAGCGGCACTTACGCGCATAAAGATATTGCCCTTGAATTTGGCTCTTGGTTAAGCCCCGAGTTTAAACTCTATCTCATCAAAGAGTTCCAACGCTTAAAACAAAAAGAAGCCGAAGAAAACAAACTGGAGTGGAATATCAAACGCATTCTCACCAAAGCCAACTATCGCATACACACAGACGCTATTAAAGCGCACCTTATCCCACAATTACTCAACACAAAGCAACATCAATTTGTGTATGCCACTGAAGCAGATATTTTAAATCAAGCCTTATTTGGACAAACGGCTAAACAATGGAAAGATGCAAACCCTGAATTAAAAGGCAATATGCGTGAACACGCAACCATTGAACAGCTAACTGTATTAGCAAGCTTAGAAAGTCAGAATGCGTTGCTTATTCAACAAGGCATTTCTCAAGAAGAACGCCTTGCGATATTAAATCGCCTTGCCATTCAACAAATGAACTCACTACTACAAACAAATGTACTGGAACAACTAAAAGAAAAACCGTTGCTTCAAGAATAAAAAGATTATTGACACCCCCACTCACTTCGGATTAAGATACCCCCACTTTCAACAGAAAGTCGATAGCCACAATTAAGTGGCTTTTTTTGTATCTAAATTAAGGTTGCGGTATGTTTAAAAAGTTATTTTCTTATTTTTTTCAAAATAACAATGATAAAATTAAACTAGAAAAAGAGATTGAAGCCTTTAAAGCTCAAATAACCATCCCTGCTGATCCTAAAGACATCATTAAGTTTGAAAAGCAATTAAAGCTAAGAATAGAAAATGCTTTATCTCGGTATGATTTTATAAAAAAAGAGAAAATATCATTTCTTGCTAGTGAGTTGGTTAATGATAATTTCAAATATAGCAAAGACATTCTATCTTTAGAAGAAAAACGGACATTAAGACTAAATACCAGAGCTAAATATACAAGAAGTTTTGTAGAATGTTTTTCCAATATAGAACAACTAAATTTTGATCCTAAATTCTTTTGCCAAAATCTGATATACACTGAGCGAACTATATTATTTTCTTTAAATGATATTGATAGGCTTAAAAAAAGTAAATTTGTTAAACAAGTTATTTTTGAAAAACAAATTATTTCAGAAGGAAGAGAAGAATGGGTTAAGAATGAGTATAGCCTTGATGAAATACCTGATTTTGAACTTGTAGATTATACAAGGGAAAGAGTTCTATTTTTCATTTTGTCTAATATAGACCTTGACAACACCGCTCATATCGGATTATGATTACCGCACTTACACAAAACCAATAGCGGTATCCCGCACCCGATAGCATAGCGGTTTTTTTATGCCTATAAATCTGATCTACAGATCTGTAGAACACTATGATCGGGTCGAGAGAGCGATATACAATACACTTGAATAAGCTCCAGCCGACTATTGGCGGTGTAAGTGAAGCCCGATCACCCTACTTACAGTGTTCGGATTATCAACTTAATCCAATAGGTATAAAAAGATGTCAAATCTAACCATTCTTAAAACTGCAATTCGTACTTTTGAAAACCTTTACTCATTAAACGATCTTCACATTGCTAGTGGTGCTGAAGCAAAACATCAGCCTTCATTATTTATTCGCCTTGATGCCACTCAAGAATTGATTTCTGAAATTCAAAAAGAAACCGACAAAGAAAATATCCTGCAATCATTCCGTAGCGGTGTAAATCGCGGCACTTACGCCTGCGAAGAACTTGTAATCGCCTACGCAATGTGGATTTCCCCGAAATTCCACTTGATCGTATTACGTGCGTTCTTAGCAATGCACCGCAACCAACCGCAACAAAAAACCACCGTCGATGACCGCACTGGCTTACGCAATGCCGTCAGCTTCTTAGTGAATAAAAAAGGGCTCATCTATTCTGAAGTTTATCAACTGATTCATCAACAATTTGGCGTCGAACACATTGATGAACTTTCTCAAGAACAACTTTCTCAAGCCATTAAATACATTCACTTTCTTACCCTAAATCTTGATGGTTTATTTAAAAAAGGCGAAGAAGTTATTATCCCTGAATATATTTTCGATGCCATTATGAAACATGCAAAACTGGCTCAAAAACTGGCAGAGAAAGTTATTTGCTATCAAGAAAAACAATTTGCTTTACTCGGCATAGCTCGCCATTACCGAAGCAACGAGCTTACCAGCCGTGCAAACAGCCTACTTAGTGAATTTTCTTATTTTTTACACGAGGGCGAAAAACTGCTCGCACAACAAATAGAAAATCCATCACTAACGCAAATTAAAAAAATATCTTTTAACGCGTAAAACACCGCAAAATCCGACCGCACTTTTTTAAGCCTGCGGCGGATTGCTACACCCTAAATCCACTAAATTGACGAAAAAGGAAACAAAATGAGCTTACTTATCAGCGCACTTGTGGCATTTATTACAGCCATCATCACGTCTTTGATTTTATATCGTTTAAAAAGTCACGTAGCGCAGAAAGACAATTCAGACGATTTGCATCGCTTAAAGATTGATTCTCTTCGTACTCAGCTTCAATCTCAAGAAACTGCTGGCGAAAACCTTCATACCGAATGTAAAGGCGCACCGCTAAATCAGCCAACGCATCGACCCGAGCCTGATTCGATTCAAACGACTGATGAACCAAAAGCGTCGCCGCCATATTCCAAGCATCAATAAACTCAAATCGCTTTTCCATTTTATTCCCCTATTAATTGGATGGAAAAGTCAATATACCACGTAATCAGATGTATCTAAAAAAGGAAAACAAAAATGCAAAAATTTACTGATGTATTCACGGAAATTATTCCATTTCTTTGTAAAACAGCCATCGCCTTTGCCCTCGCTTTTTTAATTGGCGGTATTGCTCACTGTTTTGCCGATGAACCCACCGATTGGCACGATAACGAATTAAGCCAACAAATCCAAGCAGAAACACAGTGTGAGCTGAAAGGTGGCATATATGAAAACGGCGTATGTTTACCACCAAATCTCACACTCACAGCAGAAAAAGAACTGCAGGCTTACACCGCACAAAAACAAGCAGAAATTAACCGCACTTTAGGAGAAAAGCAATGAAACCCTACGCTGATTACTACTATCAACTCGATGCTGCACACCAACGTAAAGTGGATTGGCAAGCAGGCTATGAAATCGCTTTAGATGAAGTCGCCACGGAAATTGACAATGATTTACAACAAGGCGACCAAACGCATTATCACGAACTCACGGAAATGTTGTGTGATAACGATAATTTCTGGCTTGCTATTGGTAGCGGTGCAAATTATGAGTCTTATAGACAAGAGGCGATTAAGAAAATCGCAGAGCGTGAATTGCACGCAAGAATGAATGATTATGACCCAGATTAATGGAGGGGCGAGATGACAAACCAAGTTCAACATCAACAAAATAAACAGACTCCTGCACTTAAAACATTTTTTGAAAGTGCGAATGTGCAAAATAAGATTAAGGAACTTGTTGGCAAAAATGCGGCAACCTTTGCAACAAGTGTTATGCAAATCGCCAACAGCAATTCAATGCTTAAAACTGCCGATCCAATGAGCATTTTTAACGCGGCTTGTATGGCGGCGACACTGAATTTGCCACTACAAAATGGCTTAGGCTTTGCCTACATCGTCCCTTTCAGAAACAACAAAGAAAAGAAAACCGAAGCACAATTCCAAATTGGTTATAAAGGTTTTATCCAACTGGCACAACGTAGTGGTCAATTTAAACGCTTAGTCGCATTGCCTGTGTACAAAAAGCAACTGCTCAAAAAAGATTTCATTAACGGTTTTGAGTTTGACTGGGAACAAGAACCGGAAGAAGGCGAATTGCCGATCGGTTACTACGCCTATTTTAAACTGGTAAACGATTTTTCAGCCGAACTTTACATGACACATGAAGAAATCAATGCACATGCGAAAAAATACAGTCAAACCTACCGCACTTATCTTGATAAAAAAGCCAAAGGACAATGGACACAATCTGTATGGGCAGAAAACTTTGAAGCTATGGCGCTTAAAACTGTCATAAAACGCTTATTGTCAAAACAAGCCCCACTCTCTGTTGAAATGCAGCAAGCCGTATTAGCCGACCAAGCCGTTGTGAAAGATGTAGAAAATCAAGAGTTCAACTACACCGACAATATTCAAGAAGCGGAATTTTTAGCGGTTGTTGATGAAGCCACATTCGAACAATGCAAACAAAGCATTGCTAACGGCGAAACCACCCTACAAGAGCTTTGTGATAGTGGGGCTTATGAGTTTAGCCAAGAGCAGATTGCGGAGTTGGAGGCAATTGAGAATGGAAATGTACCAACTCAAAGCTAGATGCTCTGGCTTGGCTGATTTAATGGTAAAGCCTAAAAGCGGTAATGGAATATCTGCTACAGCAAAAAGTGCGGTGAGAAAGATAGTGAAATTTGATTTATTCGGTTATCGAGATTTTGAGGGGAATAAATACACCGAGAAAGGTATCGCACTGGAAGAACAAGCCATTAAATTAAGCGGTCGTAAACGTGGCTTACCCCTTAAAAAGAACACGGAAAGACGCGAAAACGATTGGATTACAGGCGAGTGCGATATTTATGTGCCAAGTCGAAAATTAATCATAGACACTAAATGTTCTTGGGATATTGGCTCACACCCTTTTTTTGCTGATGAGGCAAAAGAAAAAGCCAAAAAAGCGGGGTATGACGCACAAATGCAAGGCTATATGTGGTTATGGGATTGTAGTGAGGCGCAAATTGATTTTGTCCTCCTCCCCACTCCTTATGACCAATTATCAAGCTATGACGACCCAAACAGATACATTGACTTGGTTGAGCAAATCCCCCAAGAAAAACGTATCACGACGGTCACAATTAAACGTGATGAGAAAGTCATTGAGAAAATCAAAGAGCGGGTAGAAATTGCTCAAGAATATTATCAACAACTTATACAGGAGATGCGCTAATGGCACGTAATACCAACACCGTGATATTAGTCGGTCATTTAGGCAGTGACCCAGAAATCCGCCAATTCCAAAATGGCGGGCAAATTGCCACATTTAATCTTGCTATCGGCGATGATTACCGAGATAAACAAGGTAATACAGTTAAACGTACGCATTGGATACCCATTGTGGTACACGGCAACTCTGCTGATGTAGCAAGACAATATCTGCAAAAAGGCTCAAAAATCTGCGTAACAGGAAAACTAGTACAGGAAAGCTGGCAAGACCAAAACGGCAATAACCGCACCGCACTTAAAGTAGCGACACAATCCTTTGAAATGCTAGACAGCAAGGCAAACAATGAAACACAACAGCCGAGCAAAAGCAAAGAAAAACCCGACCCATTAAGCGCAGCGGCAGAACAAGATGGACTTGATGACGATATTCCGTTTTGAACTACATGATAAGTCACTAACCAATAGTGGCTTTTTTATTATCTAAATTTGAGAGACCAAAAATGACTGAAGAAAACAAAGAAATTATTGCTTATAAAGGGTTTAACCAAGACTGGACTTGTCGAGGTTATCAGTATGAGATAGGCAAAACGTATGAGCATAAAGGTGATGTTAAGGCTTGTGAGAGTGGATTTCACGCCTGCGAATATCCGCTTGATGTGCTTAGCTATTACAGTCCAGCGGTAAGTAAATTTGCTGTAGTTAAAATGAGTGGCGAAACATCAAAAGATAGTGATGATACAAAAATTGCATCTGCAAAAATCACGATCGAAACCGAAATTAACTTACCGGAAATGATAAAAAAAGCCGTTGAATGGATAAAAGGTAAAGTTGATTGGGATGCAGCCAAGGTATCCAATACAGGCTATCGGTCGGTAGCGACTAATACAGGCGATCAGTCGGCAGCGACTAATACAGGCGATTGGTCGGCAGCGACTAATACAGGCTATCGGTCGGTAGCGACTAATACAGGCTATCGGTCGGTAGCGACTAATACAGGCGATCAGTCGGCAGCGACTAATACAGGCTATTGGTCGGCAGCGACTAATACAGGCGATCGGTCGGCAGCGACTAATACAGGCTATTGGTCGGCAGCGACTAATACAGGCTATCGGTCGGCAGCGACTAATACAGGCGATCAGTCGGTAGCGGAAGTATCTGGCAAGCAATCTATAGCTGTTGCGCTTGGTTGGCAATCTAAAGCTAAGGCGAGTATTAATGGTGCTATTGTTTGTGTATATCGCAATCATGATGGCGAGCTAATCCATATCAAAGCATCAAAAGTCGGTGAAAATAACATCAAAGCTGATACTTGGTACACGTTAGATGAATTTGGTGAGTTTGTTGAGGTTAAAGATGACTAAAAACCATATAGAGAACCTGTCTATGGTAGTGATAGATTCGTGGTTGAAGAACACTACTACGAAGATGATGCTTAAAATCTGCCGCTATTAATTAGCGGCTTTTTATTTATGAGGAATAATAAAAATGTACTGGTTCAGAAATGCAATTATTTACCAATTAACAAAACAAATAGACTTTGAGAATATCGAAAAACAACTCAAAGAATGTGAATTTACTCCGTGTGGTTCAGCAGATGTTAGCCATTTCGGTTGGTCTGCTCCGCTCGTCACCAGCGAAAATTTAGCACATCAAGCGAACGGAAAAATCTTACTTGTAGCTAAACGAGAAGAGAAGATTTTGCCTGTGGAAGTTGTGAATCGTGAACTCAATAAACGAATCACTGCACTTGAAGAAAAAGAACAGCGAAAATTAAAGAAAGTAGAACGATCATCTTTAAAAGATGACGTGATAGCTACTCTACTTCCGCAAGCATTTTCTCGCATCAAAACGACCGCACTTTACATCGACACGTTGAAACAACTTATCTTTGTTGATGCAGCATCAAGTAAAACAGCTGAGGATGCACTCGCACTTTTGCGCAAATCGCTAGGTAGTTTGCTAGTAGTACCGTTGGCGTTTAACTGTGCGCCGTGTGAAGTAATGACAAGATGGGTTACAGATACTGCACCTGATTGGCTAATCTTGCGTAAGGAAGTGGAAATCCGCGAAAAAGAAGATCTTGGCGTTATTCACTGCAAGCAAAAAGATGTTGAAGACGAGGAAATTATTGAGCTTGTTCAAAATGGCTTGATCTCTAAACTCGCGCTTGAGTGGGAAAACAACCTTAAATTCGTATTAATCGAAGATGGCACGCTTAAACGCCTGAAATTTGACGACAATATCACCGAGCAGAACGATGATATTGTAAAAGAAGATGTAACTGCTCGTTTTGATGTAGACTTTGTCTTAATGGCGAGCGTGCTTGGTAAAACAGTGGATAGCCTAATAAAAGAATTTGGCGGGATTAGGGATAGATTATGAGATTACTTAAACGGCTAGCTGAAAAAGTCCTGATAGACGATCTTCGACGATTGGATAAACATATTGATAAATCTATCGAACTCCATGAATTGAAGCTACGAAAATTGGGTGAATTAATTAAAAGTCTGGAAGCTGAGAACAATCAACTAAAACGAGAAAATGCGACGCTTGAAACTGAGCTTAGAGCAATAAAACAAGAACGTATTTTTAGTAAACGTAAAAAGAAAAGCAAACGAAAATGAATGAAATTAACATCAAACTCCCCTTACATAAATTCCAAAATTTAATGATTAGTCACGTCCGATACAGCCTACCACGCCATACTTATATCGTTAGCGAAACTATTCACGATGTTAAAACCTACTGGAGCGTGTTAAGCAGTAATACTCGAGAGGTAATTACTCGCGATATTAATGAGCATCTGAAACGCTGGGCAAGCGACCGAAATAACGCATTCCACAAACTTGACTACGATTCGTGGGAGGAACTATTTGACTGGATAAATGAAAACCGCAGTAGCCCATCAACAACAGCTACAACAGCAAAACCGATTGTGCCTGTGTTGCCTGTGATTAATCCAAAACAGAGGAAAAAATAACCGCACTATGTTTACCTACGGTTCAATCTGTTCAGGGATTGAAGCGGTAAGCGTGGCATGGAAAGGCTTAAGTAAACCGCTGTGGTTTAGCGAAATTGAGCCTTTTCCTTGCGCCGTGCTTGCTTATCATTATCCCAACATCCCAAATCTTGGTGATATGACCACCTTACCCGAAAAAATCTTAAACCGTGAAATTCCTGCGCCTGATGTGCTTGTTGGTGGTACTCCTTGTCAAGCATTTTCTGTCGCCGGGTTGCGAAACTCGCTAGATGATGAGCGAGGAAATCTCACTTTAACTTTGATACACATATTAGAGGCTATTGATTATGTTAGATTCCAAGATGATAAACCGCCGTGCATTCTGCTGTGGGAAAACGTACCAGGTGTCCTATCCACCAAGGACAACGCATTCGGACACTTTTTGGCTGGATTGGCTCAAGAGCGTGAGCCATTGCAACCAACAGGGGGAAAATGGTCAAACGCTGGTTATGTGCATTCGTCCCGAACTATCGCGTGGCGCATCCTCGATGCTCAATACTTCGGACTCGCCCAACGACGCAAGCGCGTGTTCCTTGTGGCAAGTGCTAGAGAAAGAAGCGTCGCCCAAATACTTTTTGAGCGCAAAAGCTTGCAAGGGTATTCTCAATCGTGCGGAAAAACGCAACAAGGTTTTACCTGCTACGCTGAGGGAAGCTTTGGAACGTATCGCCAATCCGTATTGGGGGGGCTAGTAAAAGCTAGTGGTGGGGCGCTTGGTGGTGGCTCTGAAACTATTGTAGTACATGGTACGCAAGACCCGATTATTTCCACATCAACTGCCCACTGCCTAGGGCGCAATAATGGGCAGGAAAATGTTTTGTTCGATATTTCAGACCGACGCGATGTTGTGCGCATACAAAAGGACGGCACTACGCCAACACTTACCGCAAGAATGGGGACAGATGGGAATAACATTCCATGCATGAGCATCAACCAAAACATTCGCAAACTTACCCCTTCAGAATGCGAAAAATTACAAGGTTTTCCTCCAGGCTACACGCAAATCCCATATCGAAACAAAAAAGTCAAAGATTGCCCAGATAGCCCACGCTATAAAGCTATCGGCAATAGTATGGCTGTACCGGTTATTAAGTGGATCGGGGAAAGAATGATTAATTATTTAAACAAATAAATCCAATAGGCGTTCCAAGTGAGCGCCTTTTGTTTTAAGGAGATAAAAATGAGAGATGAAAAATATTTTTCGGTCGATGTATCAAATGATATCCATATAGTTAAATTACATAAAACACTAAAGCAAGCAAAAGAGAGTTGTTTGGCTGATGCTACTGATGCACATGAGTTCGCAGAAGATATGGATGACTATGAATATTATGAGGATAATGATTTACCGTATGCAATTTATGGGAAAGTTTTAGGTAAAGCTAAATGTAAAAGCAAAAAGTTAAGCGAAGAAGAGAAAGATGAGTATTGTACCGATCTTGACTATGTGCTTGAAAGACCAGAAATTGTTGATTATCCGACAGATAATGGCTGGATTAAGTGTTCTGAACGGTTGCCTGAACCTAATACAAGAGTTTTGATTTGTAGCCGAGACAAAGAAGTCGGGGTTGCTTTATATCAAGAACTAATTGGGTTTGGTTACATCCCTCTTTATGGCGAAGTTACTCACTGGCAACCATTGCCACAACCACCGGAGGAATAAATTATGGCTAAATATTTATATCGTTACGCATTGGAAAGTAACAATCCTACAAACAATGATGATGGAAATACATGGGAAGATGAAAGTAGGTGTTTTGATAATGTCGCTTTACATATCGCGAAAGAAAACGCTTATTCCTGGGATATGTTTGAAGAACCGGAACGCGAAGTTATGTATGTATGGAGAGATGGTGATTTTGAGAACAGACTGCGTTTTTTAGCTAAATTTGAAGTTATTCAACGGCTTGATGTGATAGAGCTAGAGGAAGACGACGACCCGAACGATTTTTAAAACCCATTTACAACCCATTAAATCGCCCTATCCTCTTTACAAAAAGATGAATAAGTTAGATGAAGTGGGCTAACTAAAATAAATCATTATAACCGCTCTTATGGGCGGTTTTTTATTGGAGGAAATATGGAACAAACGCTCACTATTCGCGATGTTGCAAAGTGCTTGAACCTTAGCGAAACAACCGTGCGGAAAAATAAATTAAAGTGGGGATTTTTCCAAATGGAAGGGGCTAGAATGTGGCGAGTTTTTAAATCCGATCTTGATCGCAATCGCAAAAAAGCTGAAAATCTCAGCGATCTATATGCGAAGGTCGGTGATACACAGGAGAAACAAAAATGCCGATCCGCAAAAATAAAAATGGCGTGTGGCAAATCGATTTTACCACACCAAGCGGCGAGCGAGTTCGATGCAGTAGTAAAACAACTGACAAAAAATTAGCTCAACATCTCCACGATAAGCTCAAGCACGAAGCATGGCAAGTGGATCAGCTTAACAAAAAGCCCGAAAAAACGGTGGAGCAAGCCTTAATTTTATTGCTCAAAGACGCAGAGCATAAAAAAGACAAACTCACCAAAATTCAGCACGCCAAATATTGGCGCGATGAAATCGGGAACAAGCTGCTTAGTTCTTTAACAAGTGAAGATATTCAAAATGCGATTCCTACGCACGTTGTACGCACAGGGAAAATACTTTCCCCAGCAACCCAAAACCGCTATCGTTCGTCCATTATGCGGGCAATCAATCTGGCAAAGCAAGCTGGTTGGATTGATGTCGTGCCTTATATCGCTAAAAATAGCGAACCCAAAAAACGCATCCGCTGGATTACTGAAAAGGAAGCAGAGCGATTATTAGATAGCTTAAATCTTAATTGGATGAAAGATGTCTGCCAGTTCGCCTTATTGACGGGGGCTAGAATGACGGAGATTTTGTCAATGACGTGGGATAAAATTAATTTTGCTAACAAAATGGCAATAGTTACTGGCGATATTGCAAAATCTGGACGTGGACGTTCTCTGCCTTTAAGTGATGACGCAATTAATCTAATCAAAGAAAGGATGAAATATCAAGTGTCTCCCTATGTTTTTCATAGCGGAACAGGGAAACTACGTGATGATATTTCACGAAGGGATTTTAAGCGCGCCTTGCAGCGAGCCAATATTAAGAATTTCCGATTTCATGATTTACGTCACACTTGGGCAAGCTGGCATATCCAACGCGGAACACCGCTAATGGTACTCAAAGAGTTAGGCGGATGGGAAACGATAGAAATGGTTCAGAAGTATGCACACCTAAATGCCGACCATTTATTGTCATACGTGAATCAAGTCAAATTCTCGTCAAACACTCGCCTTGCTAGGTAA